TCATCTTCCCATTTTCTCATAGGTATCTTTATCTCTTTCATTAGAATCCCTTTGGATTCAGAATCTTTTAATTTATTACTATCTTGGCTATTAGGTACTAATGGCTTATTGGCTATATGGCTACTGTAACTATAGTCATGTGAGGTGTGGACATTTGAGGCCCAATCCTTTTGGGCTTCTACAGGCCCAGTTGGGCTTGTAATGTCCAGCACATCTTTGCCACGGTATCCGTTGGCTCGTTTGGTCTTGGTACGACGAATAAATCCAGCCTCTTCCAAGGCTAGGAGGCCTCTACGAACGGTCTTCTCAGTTACGTTGCCAGTCTCTACACCCAAAGCGGCATTGGTCGTCTCTAAGCGGCCTCCAGAGGCTTCTAAATGGCATATGGTGGCTAGGAGTCGGAACTGATAGTCGGTTAAATTGGCGGTGTAAGCCTCAGGCGGGATTCTCACAGGTCAATGCCCCGTGTGTCGTCGTCTTCGGCCATCCTCTCACGGATCGTCTCGGTCAAGACGTCAAGCACAGTCGAGGTGACGTAAGCGGCAAGGTTCTGAGCAAAGACGTCTAGGCTGTTGGTCATCATCTCGTAAAGGTCGTCCGTGGTCTCGTCACCGTCATAGTCCAGTTCAATAACGTCTAACCCATCGCTAATGTCCCACATATCGATACCGAAGTCTTCTAAAGAATGTACTACGGCATGTACGTCCAGGGACTCATCCCAAACAATTGCCAATACATCTTCGAAGGTAATCTGTCGTGTTATCTCTTTGATTGGGTTATTGCAAAACGTTATTTGATCCTTATGTACTGGCTCTTGTATTGATGCCTCTTCTGAGAAGTAAAGGTGAAAATCCCCTAATTCCATGGCGGCTTTTACTGCTGTCTTTGCAAACTGCCCGTACTCCTCAATGGCAATAAGGAACTTTGCTTTAGGGTATTTGACGCTAAGAGCCTGTAGCCCTGCTGTCACATCTACCTCTGGATCAAAACTAATGACAACAATGTTCACCTACAACCCTCGCAACCTTGGGACTTTAGTTGCTACTGGTTGGTTGATGAGTTTACTGATAAACAGTGCTACAAAAGCAGTTGCTGGCACTGCTACCACTAACTTTACGTCGGTTGTTTCTAGAGCAAAGAGTCCGCCAACACTTAATGGTAGCGATAAAAACTTGTTAAGTACTGAGACCCCAAAGAACCCTGCTGTTACAAGGTCTATGAATTCAACAACATAAGTAACAGCGACTCCAACAAGTGCAACAGAAATTAATAGGTCAGTCATGACCCAGAGCCTACACCGTTAGGCTGGTGTATTCAACGCTGACTGGGGTGCTGAGTGCCCAAAATGTGTTGGGAGGCATCCAGTCTCCCAGAGTTTGAGCAAGACGTGGCATCTTAGTTTCCTTGCTAAAGTACTGGTACGAGTACGATGCGTTGGCTGTGCCCAACCATATGACGCCAAACTCTGTTGGCATGGAGCCGTCCAAGTACTCTGTAGGTGAAGAAGTTTTTTCAAACTGTACAAGGTCGACATAGACGGTGGCTGCTGTACCGATAACTTCAAAAATGGCGTAGGTTGCTTCAGAGGTTGAGTCTGACAAGCCTGTGACTGAGACTCTGGTGAAGGAAGTAGTTATCGCCACATCTTCTGCAATTGCAGTAGTGACAAGAGCATCAGCGTCGTCATAGAACTTTATCTTTAGATCAACAGATGTGGCGGCTAACGCCTTTATGTAGGCCGAGGCTGTGTAGTACTGTCCTGCTGTTATTGGTATTTCATAGTTAGTGACGATGCTCCACGCACCTGCTGCAACAAATTTACCGCTGTAAGACCCTGGGTATCCAACTGTAGGTACTGATGAGTCTTGGCTAAATGTGGCGCCTGTAACAGTCCATGTTGAGGAATCCACTTCAAATGATGGGTTTTTAATATAATTAATTTTGTTTGGGGCTACTTGTACGGAAATGGCGCGAGCCTCCTCGTAATTGACAGAGGAACCTTCTTGTAGACATACCTCATCAATGTAGTAAGTTCCTGAAGTGCTGTATGCAAGTTCGATTGCTGCATAGCAACCTTCTAAAGTTCTTACTTGTCCTGATCCTGTAGCAGTTCCTGTGTAAGCATTTGCAACAGTAAAGGTTGTACCAGTAACAGCGGTTATTACAACGTCTGTTAAATTTACCGCTGTAGTTGTAAACCCAGTAATACTAACAATAGATCCTACTACCCAAGAATGAGCCGCAGTAGTTGTGTAGACAATGTTTCCTGCAGCACCAACAGCACCACTAATAGATTTCAATTGGTAAGCAGGAACTAAAGCGCTAACAGAAGTTACACTCCACGCGTTTCCAGCAGAAGCAGCGGTGCCACTTTTACTGTACAAGAGGGTATTATCTCGGTCGTAGTACTTAACTGTAGGAGTTATCGTTCCGCTGCCTGTAGGTCTTTTAATTCCCGCAGATGCAATGTAAGTCTTTCCACTGGTTACAGGGATTTTTTTAGTAATAGGTAAACTGGTACCTAAACTCATCACACCAGAAGATGAGGCCACCACGCTACATGTGTACAAATTATCCATTTGATTTGGACTAGAGGTCGTAGGTGTTTGAGCAGTGCTTGCTGTAATGGTGGCGTTTGTTGCTGTCCAGTTACCTATTGACTGATAGAAAGTTGAGTCTTGAACGTTTAAGAGAAGGTTGCTAGATAAAGTGACCGATGGGGCGTATCCCGTGAGTGCTTCTACATAATTTTCTAAACCTATTTTTGTACCTTTATTTGCGTATAAAGAAAACGCCTCACGAATTAATCGTTTTTGATTTCTTACAGAAAGAGTTGGTTCTGGATCTAACCCAACATTTCTTTCTTGTACCTGTAAAAGTGTTGACGGAGTTCCCTCAACTAAGCGATCTGGTCTTATCAAATCAATTGCGGTTAAGAATTGTTCAAATGTAAACGAAAATCCTTCAAGAAAATTATACAAAACAGATGCTTCGTCAACTACGCTTAGTGGACTCTGCTCTTTTGATACATACACTTTTGGTAGCAAGTTTAATAAAGTCTTGTGTACCCCGTGATCAGATGGAACTACGTCCTCTACTGTTCCCCCCAAAACCCACGTATCATCTGCAGTGTAAAGGTACATTCCGTAAAATATAGGTCGACCATTTGTGATGATTTGATCTGGGTTTTCTTCTCCATCAACGTAAGAGCCACGTGTAACAGTACCTTCTGTTGCAAACTCTTCCCAAATAATGACGCCATCTTCAGAATGTTCTGGAAATCCTTGTTGATTTCTAATGAGTCTAATTCTTGAGAATTCTCCAATAGGTTGTTGCCAGTTTACTTCAACTGAAGAAAAACTTAAAACAACAACGGACATCGGATCAACGGAGTAGTCTAAAGCGGGTAATTCACCGTACTTATTATTTCCGTATAAAACGTTGCCGTATTTTGCCACTTGTTAACACCCAGCAAGTAGGAAAGGGTTCACCACATCGATAGTTACATCAAGCGCATCCCTTAGTCCATATTCAATATTTGTTATTCTGCTCTGTAAACTAGGCCAAGCAGTTGTTGTTGGGTCAAATCCTCCGACCCCGTTAGTTCCAGTGTTGATGCTTGTTCCCAAGGCAGACTCAATGGCAACGACTTCTGCACGCAGAGTGTTTACGTGCTCAGCAAAAATTACATCGGTAAAGTTAACTCGGTCTGTACCGAAATTTTTTACTGTTTCTGGATACGCTGCTACTGTTGGCATTTATTTTCCTCTCAAAGATACTGCTCTATTTTCGTGGGTTTGCATAAAAATTACCTGCTAAGCGATCTGATTTATGGTTAATATTACTGATGGTATCCCTGGAACTACACCATTTGCTGAGATCGCTGGTAGAAAAACATCAGTATGTGTAACTGATCCAACCACTTCAAAGTAGTCACCTGCCTCTGCCGTAGAGTGAAAGTTCCATGAAGCAATAAACTCTGCTGTTGACCCTTGGATAGCGACTTTACTTGCTGAGTACGCTACGTTTTCCCCATTTTTACGAAGCCAAATATAAGCGTGCTCAACATTTGCATTTGATTTGTCAAATTGAGCAGAGAACTGGATGTTGTAAACACCTGATTGCTCTACTGTCATCTTTGACTGATCTACAAGGGTTACCCCTCTTTCTATTTCAATGACGTTACATTGCATTGGGTACGCAGTATTAATGGTTGAAGCGTACATGCTTGCTGTGTTGTGCCAAGATCCATGACAAAAGATACCTTGTACAGACCCTCGCTCTCCAAACTCACCTATCCATACAGGGTACTCTGGGTCACCGCCGATATACATGACCCAACAACCAGTGCCAATTGTTGGGGGACGCGTAGTTGACGATACTGGCCATACCCATTCACTGACCTGTAGCCCAGTTGGTTGTGCCTGTACCTTTACGCGCCTTAAATTTTCTGGGTCTTTGTTGTCGACTACTACAGCACGATAAATGCCATTGAGCCGCTTGATGTAGTCTTTTTCCACAACTATAGGGCACTAACTGTTAAGTATGAATTCTGGAATCGGAAAATTTCGTTTGGACTTCCTATGAGTGTTGAGTATGCAGTAAATGCACCTGTCCCCGTAGCACTTCCTGAACTCTGTGTGCTTGCCACACTGAACTGAGTTGCAGAAGGTACGGCAGTAACTACTGCTGCAGTTACGTTATACCCAGAAGGAGTAAACCCAGTAACTGTGACCGTTGATCCAACGCTTAACCCGTGAGCAGTAGTTCCTGATGTATAAGTGATTGCGGTACCAGACGCCGCTGCTGCAGAGAGTGAAACCCCTGTTCTATGTAAAAAGGTTACTCTAGACGTTTTTACTCCTGGAACTTGTTGAATAACAAACTCTATATCTTGAGGGTAGATAGTTCCTTCAAAGAATAACTTAGAATAACTAAACTCCGTTAAAAATTTTGTTTTAATAGCCTTCTCCACTTGAGCCGTTGTGTATTGAGCAAGTTTTGTATAGCGAATTGTTACGGAACTATCCACGTATGATGGAGGAGAAACCGTTACAGAGGTTCCTAGAAGAACTTTGTCTTCTAAATAGTTTTCAACATTTTCTTTTATACTGTTATATTCAGGACTCAGGTTACCTTCGGCGTCATACCCTGGTGCAAGTTCAGTGTTTGTGGAAGTTCGAGTTGGAGCAACGTAGACTGTAACTGAGTTCCAAACACTTGCTGTTGCATTTGCTTTTCCTACTTCACTTACAGACAGCGCTAGATCAGCGTAGTCCTGCAGTGTGACGGCTCGATTGTTTGTACGCAGAGTTAGCGGTGCAGAGAGTCTAATTTGATCAAGATTTTCTGGGTCTGACCCACCATAAGCAGCCTCAATATTTTTTACAGTAACTTTTCCTTGGAGGGTGACTAACTCTCCTTCCGATAGAAGGGGCACGTGGTAAATTGTGTCAATTGTCAATTCCTCTACATTTCCACGATCACCTCCTCCAACAACATAAGTTGCACGAATGTCTGAAAAACGAGTTGGAATAAGACCAGACACTCCATCACCAAAGTACACTGAGACAATTTCATTTTCATCTAAAATTGTTTGAAACACTTGATCGTTTGGTCCGTAATCAATGAGGTGGTCTACTTCTGTCCATTTTGAATAGGTGTCTCCATCTTGGACATAAATTTCAAGAGAGTTATCTACAACAGGGGTTTCTCCTAATTCAAATACCATGTTTGGAGTACCACTTGAGGTTCCAATTTGCTCACCATATTCGTTTGTACTAGTTGCAACTAATATTACTGGAAGACCCTCCTGTGCTGAAACAGTTTCAACACCATTTACAGCCCCCACTTTTGCTGGGATTGTTACTGGCGCTATGGTTGTAAAGTAAATTTTTTCAACCTTATCTCCAACTACTACATCCCCATAAAAAACAGATTCTTCTGGCAGAGTCAAAGCATTTGCAGATGAGTTAGTTAATTCTAATGTTGTGAATGACCTACTAAATCCTGCTGGAATGTAACCATATGTTTGCGCTAAATTAAGGACGCTAGATCTTTGAGTTGCTGTTGCTAAAAATGATTCATTTGCATTTCTATCAATATAGTAGTTGACCAAGTCACCTAAGTAAGCAAACGCTTCAATTAGAGCAATACCAAAGTCTGCTGGGTCTTCCCCAGTCCAGTCAACTACTCTTTCTTTAACTCTAGCAATTAGTTCTTCTCTAATTGCGTAATAATCTTTGCTTGTATAATCAACAGAAATTGGCGTGCTCGATGCTGGTGTGCTCACTTTGTCTCCTCAGCGGTTGGATTTTTTCCTCTAATTGTTACAATTCCTACATTTGTGGTTACTTCTCTTCCATCAGGGATTCCGTATACAACAATTGCGGTTATGCTACCAGTGTATTCGTCGAAGGTTGTTGACACACTGGATAGGCTTAACAAAGGAAGTTGTTTAGAAAAGATGGTTCCTATCTCACCTTCAAGTGTTGAGGTAACTTCTTCGTCTCCGTTAAAGACCATAAAGGGGACAAGACCACCAAACTCAGGACGCATTACACGTTCCCCAAGACCCGTACCCACCCTTGCCCTGACTCGGTCGGCCCAAAGTTTTGGGTAGTCTGTTGTTATCTTAATTTTTCCGTAAGAATCTACGGTAAATGGAAGTGATATCGATACCTCAGCCATTATCTACCTACCCATGTTCTTGGCGTTGTTTTAAACCCAGCATCAGTTGCTTTTATCATTGTGGTTGTAGAACTTAGTTTAGTGTACCTTCTTGTGTTTAGTGCCCCTGTTGCTACTTCATAGTTTAGGTCTCGAATACCAACAGGACCAGCCTCAGTTGGCCTGATATTACTTGGCTTGTTCCCGTTGATGCCGTCAGCCATACACGTAAAGTCAACATGGTACCTACCATCTACCGTTATAAAATGTGTCACAGTATTAATGATCCAAAAGCCATCTGTTGTAGAGCCTGTACCATTAATCTCAATTGTTCGGTATGGGGCAACTCGTGGATCTCCCTGCCCTGACCCTACCGCTGTCAAGGAAAACCGAGACAACTGTGCCTGGGCTTTTGTTATTGCTTCTGTCATTTCTGCAGATCCTGAAGTTACTCCTGGAAGTGACTGAGTAAAAAGTGGGTCTACAGTCTTTGAGCGTAAATTTTTTCCTACTTTATTTGGTCTAGTAATAGATGAGGTTAGTTTTGCTGTCTGTGGGTTAATACTTACTACAACTTTTTCCGTGCGATTGTAAGAGTCTTTGTTAAAAAAATCTCCAATTTTTGGTTTAAACGAATCTAAAGTCTGAGACAGGACAGAACTCCATGGATTGGTATACGGATCGCTGTGAGAAAAAATAGGGATCGTTGTCATTGAGAAATCGATCATCTTGTCCAAAGGATGGAAGTGTAGATCCGTCCCATAGACTTGGGCTGCATAGCCGATTCTTCTTGCTAGTTCTTGTATTTTTTCCCAGTAAGTGTGGCCTACTAAAGATTGCTGCGAAAAGATTATGGAACTTGGAGTTATTACTGGACGTAGTTTAAACTTTTGAGCAATCTCTTGGACAATTTGAGTTGCTGTTGTATTGGTCCAAATTTTATTTCCGCCTTCTTTCAATGGGAAGGTTGCAGACATGCAGCGGATTACTGTTGGGTTATATGATGACTGCTTGAGTTCAGAGACGACGTCTACGACATACCCAAAAAAAACTCCACTTACTTTATCGTTTTTCCAATTAAGTAGAATTGGAGATCCCGTTTTTAACACTCTTTCATAGTAAGAGTTAAAGCGTGTGTACGTTAGTTCTACCACGTCCTGCATTCCAATTCCTTGAATAATCTTGACATGGTGAGGACTTTGAGTAAAAGATGGAAAATCTGGGTACAACACCGTAAAGGAAGACCCAGTTCTATATTGATAGGCTTCTCTAGACACGAGGTACCCTCAATTTAGTTCCAGGAGCGATGCTCACTATGTTAATGATCTCAGGATTTAAGTCCATGATTTGCCACCATAAATTTGGTTTACCAAGGTATCTGAGAGCAAGTTCATCTAGGCGGTCTGTTTCGTTCCACTCATGATAAAAAAACCTAACAGTTGTTGCTGGCCATGATCTAAAAGAGGTCAGTTGATACGAGCCATTTCGTGCGTCGTATGCTTTTACAATTGTAGAGTCTACGTATCTGCTATCTAAAAAGATCATTTACCACCCTTATTCTGCCATGCGGCCCAATCTTCAGCATTTAACCACGTTCCTCCCACGTATCCTCCACCTCCATTACCATAAGAATTTCTTGCTGTCGCACTTCCTACGCCCTCTGGTTGGATTGCTCCACCATCATTAAAGCGACCAACAGTAAGGGCTATGGAAGAAAATATTGGAACCATTCTTGTGTTAAACATAGTGTGTGAGACTGCTAGGCTTTGTACACGAACTCTGTAACGCATTCTTGCTCCAAGATGAAGTTCAACAATTGACGGCCGTAACCACCCTCTGTCGGCGGTCGTACCGTTTATTTCAGACAAAAATTCTCCACGAGGACCGTTTAAGGTCTTAAACAAATACTCAATATCGTACATCGTCCCCTTTTCGTAAATCTCTTTACGGTCTTTTAAAGGAACTTCAGTTCCAGGGTAGGGGCTAGTCGCTGTATTATAATTCCCGTCTGCATCAAGGTAGGACATGTCTTCAATTCTGTTTAAAATAAGTTGGAGTGTAACAGAACTTGACATAAGGCCAGCAGAAATTACTTGGAACGCGTCTTGTCCACTTGCGACATACGTAGGGTCCATTTGATCCATAATTCCCCAAGCCATTCCAACTTCTTTTGGATTGTAAAGGAATTTAAAACCATACATATTATTGTCTAATTTAATTATTGATTGTTCTTGGGCTTCTCGAATCGTGCTTATAGACTCTCGATCCATTTGAATGACGCCTCTTCCGCCCTTTGTTCCTCTCCAGGCTTCTTTTCCATCGTTCCAAGAACCTATGTGTAAGTTGTTTCCTTGGGTAGACTTGCCTTGAAGACTTTGACTAATACCCTTATCACTTTGAAAATAAGCACTTTTAACCATAGGCGCATTGTACTTGTACCCTTTTTTCCAGTCGTTTGCTCCACCACCGTTTGTACTGGTGGTAACTCTAGAGCCATCGTTAGTTACAGCAGGAGTAGTAGCCGTAGATGCTCCAGAAGGATTATTTAAGTAAGAAAGACGTCCCCTCTTTATTGCTAGTTGGTTATTTAAATCCTTGTTGGTTTGTTTGAGTACTTCAATCCTACGTTTATTAGCAGCAATAATCTCTTCTGTTGCAAAATTGTTAGTTCCTGCAAAATCACTGTTAAATTTTTGTAAGGACATTATTTCTGAAATATTTGTATTAATAGTTTTTGAAATTTTACTAATACTTTCATTTAATGTTTTAATCTCTTTTTTTCTTGCTTCAATAATTTTTTTAAGTGTCGCTCTTACTTCTTGTTGTGTTGTATTCTTGTAAGAATCGTTTTGTGTACTCATGAAAGTCCCATTCTACTAAGTTCTAAATCATCTTCTAAGTACATCTTAATTTTTCTAGC